AGTGCCTCAACCGGGACACACACCACATTCTTGTAATCCTCTTTCATATCGACAACACCTTATACACATTTTACCTAGTCTTGTCAAGCACAAAAATCAATAAATCTTCAAATAAAAAGCCTACCCCCATTTCTAGGAGTAGGCCATATGTAAAACTAATTACTACTATTAAGCAGCAATAAAGTTCTTGGTAGCACGGCTGCGTAGGATTAGCACGCCCTTTTCCTTAACTACCGCAGCATTGTAATAAGCCTTGGCGGTTACGGGATTATGGGTGTCAGCTACATCGTACTTATCTGGGCCAGTGGGGATAATCCACTTGGGAGCCATGAAGTCAGTACCAGCGTTCTTTACCTTCCAGGTGGGGGCTACAATAGCGCCCTTGGCGATGAAGAACGTAGCGTGCTGAGCACCAGTAGCAACGTAAGTACCGTAGGTTGTCTCACGGCTACCACGGTTTGTTACGAGAATCTTGGTACCCCAATAGTTGTAGAACTTACCATCAACTACGCTCTCGGGCATCTGGTTGAGGGCAGCACGAACGCCAGCATCCTGACGGAAGTCGTTGAATACTTCGCTGTTCATTACTACACCCTCTACGCCATAACCACTTACATCAATCTGCGATAGGCCACGAAGGAAGTCAGCCTCAGTGATTTTACCAGCAGCGGCAGTGCCAGCAGCTAGAGACGCATAGTCAGTCGAGCTGTCGCCGGTATCATATCCAGAGAAGATTTCCTTGGCGGAAGTATCGCTGTTTAGGTGCTTGGCTAGGATTACATCACGGATTACCGCATCGGCTTTTAGCGCAATCGACTGGGCGCCTACGCGCTGAGCCATCTTGAACTTGTTAATGAAGCCAGTGCTCATATACAGGTCAGAGATGTCGGTGTGCCATACAAGGGGCGATAGAGTTACATCAACATAACCAGTCTCGATTTCGGTCGGGGTTAGGTCGGTAGCCTTAGCTCCTTCGGTTAGGGCAACAACCTGCGAGGCCGCGCCATTGGGCTCAGTGTAGTAGCGTACGGTTTTACCGTTGCGCTCTTGGATGGTATCTTTGTCTACCATCTTTGCGAGTTGGAGATTAAACTGCGCCATCTCGGCGAGTTTTTGGCTCTGCTTCGTTACATATTCGTTCGCAACGGAAGCGGGGTTAGAAGTGGTCATTAAGGCCATATATTTATTCTATTATTAAGTTATGCTTTGAACATCTCTTTTAGTTCAGCCTCAAGCTCTTCAACCGACTTCTCAGTCTTGTTGTTCTTGATTGCCGCACTTGTAGATGCGGATGTCGGCGAGAGGTTCTTCTTTAGCGCAGTAATCTGTGCTACAAGGTCTGATTTCTCTTTTTCTAATACTGAAACCTTTGACGATATATCCTTAAGCGCAACCAGCTCCTTTTTCTGCTTCATGAACTGGGCTGCAAACCAAGGGCCACGAGGAAGGCCAGCTAGGTCTGGGTTCTTCTTAAGCAAATCAACGGCCTCCTTATGATAGTCGGATGCAGTGTCATTGAGCTCGGGAACCTCTTTAACAGCCTCGGCTAGCCATTTCTGGCGCTCCTGATACTGTACCTTGGCCTTGCGCTCCTCTTCGAACTTGGCTTTCTTGCTTGCGTTCTGGCGGAGATATGCAGCTTGCTGGCGTGCCAGGTCAGCCATGCGAGTATCGCCACGAGCCTCAGCATCCTTGGCAATTTCATCGTAGCTCTCTGGGCTACCCTTTAGCTCCTCTTCCTGCTTCTTGGCCTCTAGCTCCTCACGCAATGCCTTGAACTCGGCCATCTGCTTTTGGAACTCGTCCTGATGCTTCTTGGCTTCATCGGCTAAACGCTGCTTCTCTGCGGCCATCTCGGCCTTTAGGGACTCACGTTCAGCTTGCAGGCTCTTCCAGGTACGCTCCTTGCGCTGCTCTTCCTTGGCCTTCTTATCGTCTATAGGTTTATTGTCTGGCGACTTTACATCGTCAGATTTCGTTTCGTCCTTATTATCCTCAGCCTTTTGCTCTTCTTTATCGGCAGAGGTTTCAGTATTAGATTTGGTATCGTCAGACACCTCATCCGCTTTCCCATCGGCAGTTTCATTCTTTTCCTCTTTTACTGTTGAGGGTTCAGATTTGCCCTCAATAGAGAAAGGCAGGTTACTATTGAAATCATACCCTTGTTTATTGAACTCCGCGATGGTGGACTCCAACTGTTCAAGTGTATTATCTTCGTTTGTTTGATTAGACATTATTTATTATGGGCTTTTTGTTTATCACGACACCCGAGCTAGGAACCCAACTATCCCGAGTGCGAAATTCTTGTACAGGCTCAGATGCAGTCCTGCGGGCTTTCATGCCTTCCAGCAAATCAATAGCCTCTCCAAATCCGTTAGAGACTCCACAGGCAAATACATTGCCGTCAGACGTAGCTCTCATCATCTTCTTAACCTGCTCAACCCTATAAAGCTCAATCAAAAGTTTCCCCGTCTCCGACTGCAAAAAGTCAGATAGCGCAACGGAATGCTCATCCGCCCACTTAAGCTCTGGGTTTGCAGATGGCAAGTAAACTGGAACAGCAATCTCAGTCGGCTTCTGCTTTTGAGATTTGTTCCTGCTTTTCCTGAATAGCTTTTGTATTGCTTTTATCATTGAGGTAAATTATCCGCCAGTGCTGGAGCCGCCTGTTGCTGTTGCATAGCCATCTGCTGTTGCTGCTGAACCTGTTGCATTACAACCTGCTTGAGCTGTTCAATCTGACCCTCAACCTGCTTTGCGGCCTGTGGATTGATTTGCTTGAGCGTCTCTATGTGCTGCTGTAGATGGGCGATAAACGCCTGAGATGCCTGCGGAGAGAAAGATACGCCTTGTGCGGCTGCCTTGGCTATTGCCTCATATGTAGTCAATGCATGAGTAGCGTGGTCGTCTGCCTGCGATATTGGAACCATCTCGCCACGCTCTAGCAATAGATTTTCTTGTAACTGCTTAGTACGCTCGTGCTGCGACTTTATGTTTGTCGGTATAATGTACTTCTGGGCAAAGCGAGGACTAATAGTTGTCAGTGTGTATTTAGCCCAACCCTCGCTATCAAACCACGGCTGTCCATTGAACTGCTGCCATACCTCGCGAGCCTGTTGAGTCCTGCGCTCTTTGTTCCATAGCTCCTCAGCACCAGCAGGGATAATCTCATACTCACGTGTCTTTGTATCGGCTGGTATTGTTACCATACGCCCATCAACCAGCAACTTCTCATCGTCTGAGCGGTGGAAGCATAGTATTGCATCAGCATAGCGATATAGCTCCGTTAGGGCTATACGAAGGACTTTAAAGCGCAGGTTTGTACTCTGCATCGTCAGCGAGTTAATCGACTGAACTTCGTACGCTGTACGGCGGTCGCTACCCTCACTCATTTGGCGCACGCCATAGTCAGGAGACGTTATGCGTCTCTCGCTGCGAGCCAATATATTGTTCTCTGCAATCTGGAAATCTACGTTCGGGAACTGAATGGTCTTTTGTGTCAAGCCAGCAGGCAATACACCCAGTGGCTTAAACTTAAAGTTGTTTGAGTTTCCTAGCCCTTGTGCGTTCTCAAATACAGGAGTGCCTGCAATCTTAACCGCATCTAGCATCTGGCAACGAAGAGACGTCAGCTCTGCCTCGTCATGCGCTAGCTTCTGCGGTAGTCCTCGGCTGTCATATACCCCAGCTAGGTCAATTATCTCGAACGGGAAATGTACAATTGGCGCAAACGGTTTACCTTGGAAAAGATAAGGGAGGCGTACGGGCGAGCGTAGCGGTTTATCCTTTATGTTTTTGTTTATCGTGTGTAAAACCCAACCATCACGGTCGCGAACATACACCTCCCAAATTTCAATCTTACCAGCGTTCTCTTGGAACCCATAGTCATATTCTTTCTGGTCGTCAATATCCTGCTGCTCTTGGCTTTTAATGCCAATCATCTTGCGTATGCTCTCGCTATCAGTAACCTCGAATCGAGAGTCTAGCGCATACTCTACTGGTGTCATTGGCAGCTTAACGGCAATGCGAGTAGCCTTAGACAAATCACGAGTGCCCCAAGGCACAACAACGTCCAGAGGACGCAAAGCCTTAAACTCCAGCTTTTCATCGTCCGTATTGTAAATGACTCGCATATACGAGAACCCAGACTGCAAGAATATATCTATAGCAGCCAGTATCTCCTTGTCGAAATTAGAATAATTCCGCATCTGGCGGTCAAACCACATAGCGCGGAGTGTAACTGTGGCTGGGTCTGTCTCTTCATCTACAGAAGTAAAGTCGGCCAATAGTTCGCTATTATAGACGTGTCCTACATATTGAGGCTTGATATTCTCAATCGCAGCGTCCGTGTGCATATACGGAAGATTAGACTGCCAGGGCTCAACATTATTACGCTGCAAACCATTATGCCGCAGGTCATGCGCCTCTACCTGTGTGTCTGCCCATTCTCGGCGTTCGCCCTCATCGTGCTCAATTAGGCGCAGCAATAGCTTAACGTCTGTAGATAGTTTACCCGCTGTGTCTTCCATTGTATTGTTACTAGATTGCTGCATTTAACTTACGGCCAGAACCCCTTATATAGATTTCATTCTCGTTGTCAAGCTTAAAATCATCATCTTCATCAAAATTATATTGTACTGTCTTTACCTCTTTCTTGGGCTCAGGCAATGGCGGCCCCAAAGTAATGCACCCAATTACTGCATCTCCACGGTCTGGTGAGTGCGGTAAATCAGACTTTTGCTGCATACGGATAAGTGTAGGGTTATCCTCTGCCCTGCGCTTCTTGCGCCCAACCAACTGAAATCTTAGCTTCTTATCCTTGGGCAGTATGACCTTTAGCTGGCTAACCTCGTGCGCCCCAGTGTACCAACATTCTGTTATCCTGTTCTGATAGAACGCCGACCGCATTGGCTTTGCTCCACCCCTGAATAGCTGCACTCCCCAGCCACGCTCCCTCAACTGGTTATTAAATCCCCAGCCAATACCATCATCGTCAGCAAATACATACTTATTCTTACCTACATTCATCTTTAGTTCTTTAAGGCAATGCTCTACTCTATCCAGAATCTCTTTCTGTGCGCCAACCCTATTTCTGTCGGTAGTAAATATAAGAGGCATAGTAACCTTATTGCCGTTTCTATGCGCCACGACTATCTCATCTCCGCCCGTAGACCAGTCAATAAACACAACCTCATCGCCTTTAATCCACTTAGGCGCAAGCTCTCCCATACATCCATCAACGGCTGACGCGGAAAAGATACAGTCCTCATTATCCTCAGTCGGAAGCCCCAATATCATTGAGCGATATATAGAGCTATCCTTGCCGTATGCCTTTTCTGCATCAGTAATGCGCTTTGCCGATATATGCGGGCAATCGAACGCACTAACAAACTCTAGTTCGTAGCCCTCAGGGTTCTCAGTTACTATCTGGTGGAAGCGTCCAATAGGATTATTAGACGGCGAAGATGCATATAGCCTACGCAACGGATTACATCTATCTACGGCAACAAATATATCGTCCGCTATTTCCTTACACTCGTCCACAATAATCATTAGTGGAGCCCCTGGCATATTATGGAAGCTCTCAAACCTTGCCCCCTCGTTAGTCGTAAAGCCAATCATCTTTGACTGCTTGCCATCAGGGAACGTCAGCACAAGCTCGTTCTCTGTCCATTTGGGATTGAACTGCGATAGCATTGGGCTGTATTGCTTCAATGCCCCCATTAGGGTATGCACAATCTGTCGCTCCTGCTTTGCCGTTACAACGGTCATTGAACCAGGGAAGATTATCATATGCCACAATACGGCAGGGACAATAATCGTACTAGTCTTTCCGCTTTCGTTAGCAGCGCACAGCGCAACCTTGCACCAGTTCTTTTCTATGCGCCTTAGTGTCCTTGCCTGCCATTCATATAGCTTAGTACCCAATATGCCCCGAGAGAACATATCTGGGTGCATTAACGCCCCAAGGTCTATAGTCCCAGACAGGCTAGTTGACCCGACTCCACTAGAGACTTTAACTGTGCCTTCGGTCTTGGTGCCAGATTCCAGTGTGGGCTTTGCCCCATCGCCAGCTCCACGAACTCCGACATCTCCTTTAGATGGCAATCTATTATCAGGGCTGACGCTCCCCTCGTTAGTCGCTTTAACCTTGCCATCATCACTGCCCTTGCTATTGCTTCCTGTCTTTGCTCGTAATCCAACAGAGGCCCGCACCTCACTTCTATCGGACGAGCGAAGTAATCCAGATACGGAAGCAGCAACCTCTTTATCCTGCACTGATTCGCTTTTCTTCGGCCTTCCTCTGCGCCTATGGCCGCTAATACTTTTGACATCAACGGGCAACTTGTTCGCTTGCTTCTGCTTCCATTTAACTGTAAATTGTTCATCGTCTTGGTTCATAATCTATTCCTCACCAGGAGTCTTGTCAATACCAAAAACATACCCAGTATCAGTTTCCTCAAACTTATATCTACTTCCCCAGTTGTAATTAGCTCTACGCTTCTTTCTATTGTTCACACGAACTCTCGTTCGAGCAGCCCTAGCCGCAGCCCTCTCCTTAATAGCCCTTGCCAGTCCATCCTCATATCCACCTGCCGCAGCAATAGACTTCAAGCTATCAATGCTCATTATCTGCCTCAATTCCTCGAATGTCTTTATATCTCTCAAATCATATCCTAAAGTCTTAATATAAATATAGAGCTCCTCCATCAATGCCTTTAGATGAAGACGACCCTTCCAATTCTCTACCAACCAAGCTCTACTACGCCTCTTCCCCATTCTTGCCTCCGCTTGCTTCTCCTACCATTTTGGGCAATCCATTCTCATCTACCTCTATCTCAACGTAGTCCTTTTGGCGCACAGATGACTCACTGCTCGCACCGCCATCTCCAAGGGCCGCCTGCGCCCTTTCCTGAAGTAATTTCATCACATCCGTAGCAATAGCCATCTTAGCCCCACCGCTAACAGGGGCCTCATCCGCACTAGGCTTGCCCCAACCACTATCTCTAATGAATACTGCGGCAGCCGTATCGCCATCCCTAGCCTTATTATACTGCGCCTGCACAGCAGCCATTATCTGCGTTACCTTCACACCACCACCAGGCATAGGAACACCACCCTTACTCATAACCTCCATGCCTTTATCGCTCTCCAAATCCCCCAACAACTGCACGATTGTCTGGAACGCCCGCTTATCGCTTATCTTCGCCTTTATACTACGAGATAACTTCGTCTCCCCGTCCCCACCTGATTTAATGCTAACTTTACTCTCCTCCAACATATAACCGCCCTTATAGCAGATATTATGTCTAGTGTCAAGCATAAAAATAGTTATATCTTTTTTCTTGACATTCCAATCCACTTATAGTATAAAGGAGAACATCAAGACCCGCATTGCGCTTGTTTAAGGCCACACTCAGCCAGCAATGCCCCACAGCAAGACCTCCTATCGGTAAAACGAAGGAGCGCAGCGAAC